TTGCCTTTAACATGAGAATATTTAACATGAGGACCAGACATAATTTTCATGCCTATATCTCTTATAAATAAATTTAACCAAACACGGAAAAATGATTCACTTTGGGGAGGCCTCGCAACTTCTGCCCGAATAATTAAATGTTTGTGGACGAGTAATTTATTTTCCATAAACGCCTAATATAGTCTTTTGACTATGGGATCAAGAAATATTTTTACAAGAACGAATTATATCTGAAAGCTCCTCGCATCTCTTTGGAGACTGACGATGCCACTCTGAAGTTAACATTTGATATGCAGCTGTATCATAATCCTCTGCCATTAAAGCATTAAGCATAAGTTTAAATTTAGATACTCCACCTATACCAAGTTGGAAAATCATTTCTACAATAACTCCTATAGCTTTATCTGAAAGATTATAACCATCTAATAATTGTTGAGCTTGATCTAAAGCATTTTGAAAATCTTGTTCAAATAAATCATTTAAAACAGAGGTTTCGTAATACTCACCATCTTTAAATGAATCTGTTGGTAAAACTAAATGACCATAACCTATAGTTTTTTTACCTAAAGAATCTTTATATACTCTATTATTAAACCCTTCGTGACCTTTTATTCTTTCTTTTACATCTTCAAACATTTATATAATATGATAAAATTTAAGTACCATTGTAATAACTAATAGTATTATAGAACCTAATCCACTAATTATCATTTTTGTTAAAGTATCCATTTTATTGTGCATTTTATCTTGACCTTCTGATAATTCTCTTCTTATATTTCGTATATCATCTTTTAAATGACGTAAGTGATTGTCTTTTATATGACAGAGTTCTTTTTTTAAACCAGTAATATGGCCGTAAAGTTCTATTATATGTTCACCAGTTGTTTTAGCTTGTTTTGGCATAGCTAATCAATATATCAATTAATGGTTTTATTGTAAATAAATTTTAAGCATTAAATAAAGTTCTTTCTTCATTTGCTTGTTGATTAGGGTTTACATTAGATTTTAATACTTGTGAATTAACCGGAGGTGAATTTCCACCTAATGTAGCATTATTAGTTAAATTAGGATTAAAAGAAAAATTAGCAGTAGTAGGTATTTTTTGATTTTGAGGATTTAAATATTTATCTTTATCTATTAATTTATTAAAATCTTTATAAAGTGGAATACCTCTTATATCTTCATTAATATTTTGAATATCATCTTTTAATTTTTCTCTATCAGGAACAGCAATCATTGGTTTTCCTTCAAAATATCTAGTGTTTGTTTCTTCTTCTCTTCCTAAATATTTTTGTTCTTGTTTGTTAAAACTTTTAATAGGTTCAAATTCTCCATCTTCTAATTTATTTAATAACCTTATATTATGCATCTGATGTAAAGGAGATTTTATTTGATCTTTACCTGCTTCTGCATCAGGAAATAAAATTAAAGCAGCTTTATATTTTGCACCAAGTTGTGACATTGCATCATATTTTTGTTGAGATAAAGAAAGAAGTTCTTCTTTAATTTGATTATCTGTAGCGTTAGGATTTCGTTTATTAAAAATAGGTATTTCTTTATTAATTTTATTTATAGTATCTGTGTATTCACCAACAGCACCATCAACTGCTCTTAATGGATCAATTCTACGTATACGTAATCCAATTAATCCTAATGTTTCATCTAATTTATTATATACATTACCTGCTTCATCTGGCGTACCCATATAAGCATGTTTTAATTTAGATAAAGTATTAACAGTTGGTGGAACAATAGCTTCATCTAAAAGATAATTTGTTCCTTGCCAAAATATCGTTGGAACAGAATCTTCAGAAGTAAAAATTATTTTTCCAGTATCTGTTGTACCTGTCTTTAACGCTTCAAGAATTTTAGGAGCAAATTTTTCTTGGCTAAATGATTCTATTGAACTTATTATTCCGTCCCATGCTCCTTCTCCAATAGTTGTTAAAGGATCTTGTTCAGGATGAAATAATCCTTCTCTTTTATAATGAGCAACAATTGCAGTTGCAACAGAACTCCATACTGTAAAAGGAGAAAAATGATTTAAATCTATATAACCCCATCTTCCAAATTTATCTGGTTTTATTACCCATAAATCTGAATCTTTAGAAAATTTAGAGGCAAGTGTTTGAATAGCATTTTGTGTTTTACTGTCTGCACCTATAAATTTATTCCAAACATAACTTCCACCTCCTAAAACCATAGCACCTGTTCCCATGATAGAAAACATTCTTTTAAAACCAATTTCTCTTTCTACATCGTCATTCATTTCATTATATGCTATTTTAATAGCATTTTTTCCAGTTCGAAGTGTTTCTGTTGGCCATATTAAAAATTGACCAAAAAAAGGAACTGTTCTAGATACAGTTTTTGTAAAACTAGAAAGTTTTCCATAATTTGGAAACAAGTCTTGAATTTTATTTGTAGCCCTATCAAAAAGTTCATCAAAAGAAGGCATTACATATTTTTGACCTGTTTTAGGATCTATTGCACCTTGTGCAATTTTTTTTGAATAAGCATTATATAAAGAATCTATTTCAGCATTGACATTAAAAAATTTAACTAAATTATCGCTTCCCACATAAATATTTCCAGGTATTTTAATTGTTTTTTGAAATATACCTTTTATTTTTTGAGTGATAGTAGGTAATCTACCTGCAATTAATTTTTTAAATATTTCAGGTTCTTCTTTAAGCATAGCATCTATATTACTTACAGTTATATTTGTCATACCTATTCCTTTTTCTATATATTTTTGTAAAAGTTTTTGATCAGCAGAAAGTTTTAAAGCAGAACCTGCAGTTGGTTTTACAGCTCCTGCAACTGTCCCTAATTCTGAATCACTTAATTGTTTTACTAAATTCCATACTTTAAAAGGATCTTTATATAAATTACCTGTGTACGATGAATATAAAATATAGTTTATAGGATTTAATATTTGTCTTTCTAAGCTTAAAACTGTATCTTTCATAGAAATAATTCTATTAATTTTTCCAACTATATTCATAAATATAGAGTTACCAAAAAAATCATCTAAAAGAAGTTTATCTGTAAAATTCATTGCATCAGTAATAGCTGAAGAACCCGTATACCATTTTCCATTATTAGGTAAACCAGCAAAAGGATTTAAATATTTTTGTGTTGGGCTATATGCTGTTTCATCAATCTTACCTCTAGCTTCTGCTTCTGGAAAAATTTTTTTAGCTTGAATACGGTCACTTACAAAATAAGGAGTTTCACCTCTAGCTATTCTTGCTTCATTTAAATCCATTAATGTATTATAAAATTTACTTCGAGAAATATATTTTGCAGAATCAGTTATTAAATTATATGCATTTTTTGCAACATTTGTTGTTTTACCTAAATATCTTTGAAATGCTTTTAATTGTTCTTCCGTTTGAATTAAACTATTTCCTATAAATTTACCCTCAGAATCTCTTAAATTTTTAAAATTAGTTTCAATAACATCAGGAATATCTTCTGATAATTTATCTAAATTTTCTGTTATAAATTGTATACTACCTGTTTTTTTATCTATAGATGCATTAGCTATATCATTTAACATTGTATTTAAAGTAGCATCATCAGTGCTTAAATCTCTTCCATATTTTTTAGCATTTTCAATAATAATATTTCTTACATCATCTCTAGCTTCCATAGTTGGTTTCCAACTATTGCCAAACATTGAATTTTTATTGTTATATATTTTATATTCAGAAGCAAGATAATTACTTGTTCTTTGTCTCATTATATTTTCAAAAGACTTATACATTTCTTGGTAATTTTCATCTGTTACAAATCTATTAAAATAATCTAACATACGAAGTCTAACACCTACTGCTCCATTAATTAAATTTGTTATCTGTTCATCAGATGCACCAAATTCTTTCATTTTATTTTGAAAATTAAATAATTTATCAGAATCAAATTTTTTAAATTGTAATTGTGTTTTATTAAATGTTAATTTATTAGTTTCTTGTTCACCAGTTTGACCTGTTCTAGCTCTATTAAATGCTTTTGCTCTATCCGTCCAATGTTCACCTGGATAATTTGAATACCTAGTTGGAACATCTTCTGGAAATTTAACTTTGTGATAATCTAATAAATCTTCTCCTGTTACATATGCAGTAGGTTTATTTTTATAAACTGCAGCTTCTTTTAAATCGGCAGCATCTTTTCTACTTCCATAAGTTACATAATCTCCCCTATTCCAAGCTGCTTGTTGTTCGTTTCTCAAAGCTTTAATTTGACCAGTTAATTTAAATTTTTCAGTAGGTGTTAATTTAAGTTCCCCTACATCAACAGCAACTTTACCCATTTCATTTTCCCCTGAATGAATTAAATCATCTAAAAGACTATGCACTTCTTCACCATGCACACTATTTAACAATTCAGGATTTTTTGCAAAAACTTGATCTAAAGCGCTATTAATCATTTCAGCCGAATGACCTGCTGGAACATTAGCACCTTTTATCATATTCATAGAATCATAAAATGCTTTCCAAATATCATCAGGTAATCCTTTTTGTGCACTTATAACAGGTAAAAAATTATTTTTTATCCAATAAGAAATTTTAGGAGAAAATTCTTTCATTTTGTTTGCAATATTAGATATAGCATCTATTGTAGCATCTACAGGTAATCCACTATATAGAGTAGTTGGGACATATTCATAATTTAAATTATCATGTTCTAGATGATTGTCATGAAACTCTTCAAGCAAACCATCATTTTTAATTATATCTTGTGTTTGTTTTGCAGCTTCTTTTAATACAGAGCTTTCTCCATCATAAAATAATATTCTTGCAGCTGGTTTAATAGCTTGGTTATAAACTTTTGTTAAAGCTTCACCCCCTATTCCATAAAGTAAAAAATCTGGTCCACCTTTTAATTTATTTATAGTTAATCTATTTAATTCTTCTATTGCTGTTGGTGCTTGATTAAGATCTGCTTTTAATGGAGTTACACCAAAATAATTACCTATTAAATTAGGAGTATTCCCTGAATCTACTATAAGTGAATTTGTTAATTCTGCTTTTACACCTGCTTCTGTTAATCCTAATATAGAAGCAAATCTAGAAGATCTTAACATACTGTTTAAACTACTAGTTATTCCAGAATTTTTTGCTACACTTACACCATTGACAATCCCTTCAGAAGATAAAGCACTTGTTGATTCTATAGCACCTGCTGCAACATCTCCAAGACCCATTATAGCTCCAACTGGAAGTAAAACTTCAGATAAAGCTAAAGCTCCAACTAATTCTTCAGTATCTAATGCTATTCTACCTGCTAAAGTACCTTCAGTTAATTTTTTAGATAATTCATAGTTATCACCTACATAAGGAAGATTTTTTATAAAATTATCTACTTTTTTAATTTCACTTTCTTCTACAGGAGGATTGTATCCAGTTGCAAAATATTTTACATATTGGTCAATTGCTGCATTTAATTTAAAAACAAATTCAGGTGCTTTAACTCCAAGATTAAATAATGAAGCATTAAGTGAAGTCATAACACTTTCATTTTGAATATCTTTATCTGTTATTTCACTTGCTTTACCTGCTAATATTTTTTTAGAAACATCATCATCTATAAAATTTCTTCCAAATATTTGATTAAAAGTTGAACGTGGATCATTAGCATCTACAGCAAAAGGAATATTACCACCAATAGCAACACCTGTTGCCATATCATAAATAGTATTATCAGAATTATCCGCTGGTTTTTCTTTTTTAACAACAGGTTGTTGTGATTCATTAGAATCTTTGTAAGGAACTGTTTCAGCCGCTGACACAGGAGTTCCAAGTATAGAAGTTAATCCTAATTGAGACGTTGGTTGTGTAGAAATTTTAGGTGTTTCAATTTGTTGAACTGGTTTATTTTCATCTACATTAGTTTCAGTTTCATTTGGTTGAAAATTATCACTAACATTAATGTTTGTAGTAGTAGGTTGATTACTTAATATTTCACCAATAGTTTTATTTTTATCTTCTGTAGGTATTAAAAAATTATTTAAATCTGGATTATTTTGTTGAATATTATCTACTTGATTATCAAGTTGAGATGTATTTAAATTTTCACCACCAACAGAAGTATTATCTCTATTTAATATAAAATTTAAAAAATTTTGATCTGTGTTATTTGTATTATTTGTATTATCTGTATCATTTGCATTAGATGTATTAGATGTATTAATATTACTATCCTCTTGATTAGGATTTAAATTTTCATTAGACATAAATAAATCTCTTTATTTTGAATAAGGAACAAATACTCCTGTACCATTAGTGTCTATTTTATATATATACCATTTACCTGTAGTAGCATCAATATATCCTTTATCTACTTGATAAGGAGCATTTGCAGCTGGTCCATAAATTAATATATCAGGATTATTTACGTCTGGTTTAGCACTTGTAGGTACAATTTGTTTATGTCCTATAAAAAGTCCTGGAGGTTGAATTTTCAATGCTTCATTATATTTCTTTAATTCTACTCCTTTTAAATTTAATCCTTCTGGATTGGCAGCTGATTTAGTTACAATATTTTGTGTAGTTATTTCAGCACCACTTTGTTGTAAAGCTGATCTTCTATTAGCTTCACTTATATTTATAGCGTTATTAAAATAATTAACCCATCTAGGATCACTTGCTTGCGCAGTTTGCCAATCTGGATATGAAGGTAAATTTTGCTTTAATCTATCTAAATTTAATTTTTGTAAAGCATCATTATATACTTTAAGTTGATCAGAAGGTATTCTAGTATTAGAAGCCGCGCCGCTAGCTCCTCGTCCCAACGTACTAATTCCACGAGTAATTGCAGTAGATTCTCCACTTAATGCTTTTTCTTGTTCAGCCTCAACTTCTTTGCCAAATGTACCAAAAGCTTGTTGGAATCTACTTCCAATAGTTGAAGGCTCTAATGGATTAGCAGGTCCTGCACCCCCTAATGCTAATAAAAAATTATTAAGTCTTTCAGAAGGAGTTGGTGTTAATTTTTGTTTTGTAAAATCAGCTATATTAGATAAAGAAGATTTAATATCATGACCAGCTAAATTATAAATTGCATTAGGATCAAAATTGTTTGCTTGATTAATTGCTGTAGAAGCATTTGGATTTGTTATTGCGTCTCTTTTAATATTTTTTAAATTATTTTTTAAATTATTGGTATCTGAATTAGTTACTATATTATCTGGATATTTTATTCCGTATTGTTCACCAATACTTTCATTTGCTAAATTTTCTAAAGGTGTATTTGTTTGTTTAAAAGAAGGATTTAATACATTTGATGAAAGTGGTACACCTAAAGGATTCTCGCCACTCAATTCTTGTCCAATACTTTGATTACTAGAAAAAGAACCAAAAGCAGGTTGATTGATAGAGGTATCATTAGTTGAAGAACTTACCATAGGTTTATTATCTTTAGATACTACATTTGCTTGAGTAACAGGTTGTTCATCAGATAAGTTGTTTAAATAATTTTGTCTATCCATTATTAATTTTAACTGATCATTTGTTAATTTTTCACCAGGTTTTATTTTACTAAGTTGTTCATCGTATGGTGTTTTAGGAACTGATGGAGTTATTGTAGTATCTGGTATATTTTCATGACCTTCATTAGTATGGTCAATAACTTGTTTTGAAAGATCTGGATTTAATCCTGCTGCTGCATATAAATCAGGATGAATCATTTGTTCATTTATACCTGTAAAATCAGCATTAGGATTATCATAATAATCTTCCATATAAAATTTAGGATCATCTTCTAAATCTTGTGCTACACTTTTGTTTAATAAAGGTGAATCAGATGAATCATTTGTAATTCCATCTTGATCTGGTCCATTTGCAAATTGTCTTCTAGGAGTTATTCCAGCTAAATTAGTTAAACCGGCTAATCCATTTACTTGAGGCATAGGAGTTACAGGCATTTTTCTAATCGTTGGTATTTCAGTAGGAATAGTAGCTAAACCTGTTTTATCAGAAACAGGACCACCTATTCTAAACATTGGTCTATTTAATACATATGGCATAATATTAACCTAAAATTGCACCTGGAAAAACTTGACCTAAAGCTAAAGGTCCACACCCATAACTAGCATAATTCTGTCCAACAGTTCCAGTAAGACCTAAAGCATTTTGTGTTGCAGTTGGATTAGCTGGAGTTGAATTACATCCAAATAAACTTGTAAAAATAGATCCTAATGAATTACCAAGAGCTCCTAATCCTGCTCCAGCACCTGTACCATTAATTGAACCTGCAGTACCTAATGCTCCTCCAAAGGCACCAATAGCAGCACCTGCTGGATTTGGTAATATTGGAGCAGCTGGAGTTCCAGGAGTTGCTCCAGAGATTGTGCTAAATAAACTAGCAATACCTTGTAATTGTTGTAATGGATATTGATTAATTAAAGCATTACCAGATGTCATAGCATTTAAAATATTTTGAGTATAAGCTTGTTGTCCAGCACCTGCAGAACTTAATAGATTAATTGCATTTGCAGCAAGTGAAGGTTGTAGTGATGCTAAATTTTGTTCTTGACCAAACGCAGTACTCGCTGCTTGCTGCGCCTGTGTAAATCCTTGTTGTTGTAAACTTGCTTGAAGTAATCCTCTATTTAAATCACTTTGAGATTGATAAACTCCTTGTTCAACTCCACATCTTGCTCCACCATATGCACCAGCTTGAATTGCTGCAGCTGGTAAAGCTTGTTTATTAATTTGAGACTGAATATCATATTGTTGTAATGTTGGTGCAATAACTTGTTGTTGATAAGGTGACATATATTGTTGATACGCTTGTGGTCCAACATTTGCTTGAGCTGCTGCTAAGAAAGGTTGATAACCAGCAATACCTGTTCCACAAGTACCACCTCCTACTAATTGTCCTTGAGCATTATATTGTAAAGATCCTAAACCTGCTTGAGTTGCAGCTGCTTGAGCTGCTGCTTGTTGAAGAACATTTTGTCCAGCAACTTGCGGAAGCATTCCACAAATAGCAGTAGGAGTAGTTAATAATCCTGCTGTATAATTTGCTAACTGTTGACCAAGTGGTTGTAAAAATGGTGCAGCATAAGATGGAGTAGTTGATACTGTAATATTAGATGGTTGTTGTGCTCCTGATGTTACCGCCATAATTAACCTTTTTTACCTTCCAATTTTTTCATTAAAGCATACATTTCTTTAGCTCCTTTTTTAACATCGCCTTTACCTGCATTTCTAACAGCTTTTGCAGTAAAAACAAATTCATTATTACTTAACATAGCAGGTATATCATCTGCTCTTTCTTTTTTACCAATAGGAGGAACAAATCCCCCATTATCTCTATAATCTATTTCTGGTATATGACCACCTTTTTTAGCCATTGCCATTGGTATACCACCTTGTGCAGTTGGATATGCAGTTTGTTGACGAGTATTTTTTAATTGCATTAATTTAGCAAGTAATTGTGGATTAGTTTTTAAAGCATTACTTATTGGTTGATTTCTTGAGTTTATAAGATCTTGTATATTATTAGGAATAGAAGTTGGAGATAACATACTTTGTAATCCTCCACTTGGAGTACCGATTGCTTGTTTTACTCTTGGAGTCATTTTTTTAATTTTTTCTTTTTGTATAGTTTTATGTATTCCTTGTTGGGTTAATACTTTTTTACCTCTTTCAACTAATTGCATATATTGAGTAGGATTTATTTTTTTAATAAGTTGAACTCTTTTAATCGCTTCTTTTATTTTTTGATTTAATTCTAAACCTTTAATTTTTCTTAATTCTTCTTTTTTAGCAGGTTTAACTTTTTCAATTTGAACCATTACATGTTCTATACCAACTGGTTTTTTTACTTCTCCACCTTTTTTAAATCCAACTGTTCTAATCATTCCACCATCTTTAGCTTTTGGTTGATATACAACATTTTGTGCAGTTCTCATTGGTGCAACTGCAGTTGCAGAACCTGGAGCAGCTTTAATTGGTTGTCCTCCATAAGTTACATTTAATTGTGGAAGACCAGCACCTGTTGCATAAGATTGACCAAAATTAGCCATTTGTTGAATGTTATTTGTATAAGGAGCCATTGCTTGTTGATTCAAAGCTTCTTGACATTTATAAGCAGTAGCTGCAAGTAAAGCACCTGGTCCCACACCACTTGTTATTAAATTTCCTAATGCATCATATAAAGCTGAACCTAAAGCACCTGGAGAAGCACTTGGTGAACCTAATAAAGAATTAGCTAAACTACCAATACCTGAAGGAATACTTTTTAATCCAGTAGTTACTTGTTGTAAAAGACTAGGTGAAGCAGTTGCTGTATTACCTATAACAGCTCCAGTTGAATCTAATATATTTCCAGTTGCTGAATCAATAGATAACCCTGTTCCTGCTGGAACTAAACCAGATGCAACATCACCTACTGTAGCTGAACCCAATCCAAGTCCAGAACCTAATGCTCCTTCTCCTATAGTTGGAACAAAACTACCAGCGCCAGCAAGAGAACCAGCTCCAGCTGCACCGCTTGCAACATCACCTGCTGTAGTAAATCCTAACGTTCCTAAATCAGCTGCCGCAGCTGTATCTGCTGCTAATAATTCTGGGTTACCAGATAAAACAGCAGCTGCAGTTAAAGCAATAGGTCCTAAATGATTTCCAATCCAACCTGCAGCACTACCAACAGCACAACCTACTGCTTTTCCAACACTACTAACAGTGCAAACAACCGCACAAACAACACATGATACTATTGGAATACAACCCATTATTTATAACTCTCCTTTGTAAATCTAGTAGCTTTTCTGTAAATTTTTTTATTATTATCTACTCTTAACCAATGAACTGGTTGATTTAAACCTAACATATTAGTAAAATATTTTTTAGTCCAAGACATAATTTTTTTCATATTTTTAACACAAATTGTGTTAATGTGCCATACATTATCGCCACTATTCCAATCTTCAGGCTTTAATTGAGCGGTAGAAATAAAGCGTTTTTGAGCATCATCATTTAAAAAAGCCCAATTTGTATAACCTATCACTTCATCTCCTTGTTTATGCAATTTATATTGTTTTAGTTGGTAAGAAGGTAATATATTAAAAAATATATCTTTGTCGGAATATGTTTTATATCGATCAAATTTTCGATATAAAGACATTATTGTTTTAATATCATCTAACATCTTACAGGCAGGGTATAGCCCTGAAAGAGTCTAAATTACTTTGTTTTCTTAGGAAAGTCAATAAGTCTAGGTTCTGGATTTCTAGGTTTAAACATTAAATCTAAAGCACCAGTATAGGAATGAGATCCAAAGTGAGATAATGCTGTTTTAGCATCTCCATATATTTTAATACCTTTATCGGTACATAATTTACAAAAACAAATATCTTCCCCTAAATAACCATTCTCAGGATCAACACCAGTTTCAAAGAATGTATACCAACCTTCACTCATGGTTTCTACTTTATTACCTACAAGTTGTTTATTAACTGTTTTCTTTTCTGGATATGCTTTTGCAAGTTTAGCAAATGTATCTCTTCTTATCATCATAAAACCAGTTGG